CCTGATCCAAATGGTTACTTAATGGCAATGGCTGAACAACGTGCTAAGTCAGAGTTTGAAGGTGATCCAGATATATCACAGTTACTACAAAGAGGTAGTAAAGTTGCATCTGAACAAAAGAAAGCAACAGAAGAAAAAGAAGGTCAAGAGACTGCTGATAAAGTAGAGAGTAGTCCAGATAAAATAAAAGGAACGGAATAATAAAATGGCATTAGCACAGGGGTTAAAAGGAAGATTATTTAAACAAATAAGAAAAGCCCCTGGTGGTACAGGTTTCTTACAGAAAGGTGGTGCAGACTTAATAGGACAATCTTTACCAGGTGCAATATTAACAACAGGACTTACAACATTAGCGACAGGAAATCCTTTAGCAGGACTTTTAGTAGGTGGTACTGACTTAATAGCAAGTTCTACTTTAGCTAGAGGATTAGCAAGTAATAGATTACGTCAAGGTTTAACAGGTGTAGCAGGTGGAAAAGATATTAATTTAGCAGGTAGATTTGTAAGAGCAGTTGATCCTAAAACAGGAAAGTTATTACCAAAAAGTTATCAAGCAAGCATGCCACAAAACCTTGCAATGTTAACAGGTAGTGTTGGAGCAACATTAGGAATTGAACCTCATTTCTATCCTCAGAATGCTATTCAGGGACAACAATTAGCACAGATGAAATATGCAAATAATTTAGATCCTAATACTGCTGATGGAACCATGTATCAATTACAAGGAATACCAATGAGGTTTGCATAAGATGTTACAGCAAATCAAAAAAGGATTAACCAGTGGTTATCAGAAAGGAGAAAAAGCTACTAAGCTTGCAAAAGATACTTTAGGTGCATATCGTCATAGTGTTTTTGATCCTAGATTTTTTAAAGATGTTACACAAGGAACAGAAGGATTAGAAACTGTTAAAGGTCCAGCAGAATTTTTAGGAGCTTATGCAGCACGTGTTGCTACAGATTTAGGATCAGATTCATCTCGTCAGTTCATGTGGCGTTATAACCATCCAATGGCTGTTGCTCAATTAGCAGGTGATGCATTAATTGGTAAAGAAGGAATGGTAAAAATAAATCAAATGACTCCTACTCAGAAAGCAGGAATAATGGCAACTACAGTTGGTATGCCAGCATTTGCTTCTATGGGTACTTTTGACTTAACAAATCCTGGTGAACTATTTAGACCTAAAGGGTATGCTCAAAACTATGCAGAAGTAGGATCAGAAGATAGAAGAAAAACAGGTCAACCTGGATTGGAGTTAGTTGAACGAACTGTATTAGGTAGAAGAGGTCGTCCATTAAAATATGAAACTGCTAAAGAAGAAATTCCTAATTTAACTCCACAAAAATATGGAAAATTTATGGGTCAATATTATCAAGATAAAGGATTAACAGGTTTAGGTTTATTAAAATTTACAGGTGAAAATTTAGAAGGTTATCCAGAAGGAAGAATATTAGGATTCCCCATAGGAATACAAGGTGTTAGTGCTGTTGCAGGTGGAGGAATAGCTGCACGTCAAGCACTTAAAACAACAAATATTAAACCTCGTGGTATAGCTGCAAGAGGTGGAATGGGTGCTTTAGTAGGAATGGCTGCAGGTAAATTAGCTAACATGACAATTGCAGCTGCTAATAGACCTCAGTATCCACCAACATTAGAGTATTCATAGATATGTACACTGATAAAATAAAGATATTAGATAGTTATTAAAAAAAATAATGGCTTCGCAGATATTAGATCAATTTGGAAGACCTATAGTGCAAACAACTGCATTAGGAGCAAATGTAATACCTAGTATTGGCGAGTGGACTAAAAAACTTACACAAAAGCCAAGCGTCCAAGCATTACAAGAAGCATTAGGAGAACAGATTAAAGGAACAGCTAAAAATATACCAAAAGGTCTTAAAGGTGCTTCACAAGTTGCACAAGGAACAGGTGTAGGAGCACTTCAATTTATGGCTCCAAATGCTGTAAGAGAAGCATCTGTAAGAGGATTTGGTGCAGCAAGAAATGTTATAAAAGCAGGAGGCGGTTTAACAGCATTAGCAGGACCAGGTGGAACAGCTCTTCGTCAGACTGCTCGTGTTGCAGGAATAAAACCCGCTATAAAAATTGCAGGTAGATTTGCTGGTAGACGTGTTCCATTAATAGGAGCAGGACTTGATCTTGCAGCAGGTGATCCATTAGGAGCAACAGGAACACTTGCAGGAGGTGCTATAGGAGGTGCATTAACTCTTGGAAGTCCTTTGGGTATAGCAGTGGGTTCAATGGTTGGTGGTCCAATATTGAAAGGTGGTAGACAAATACTTAGCCCAATATTTGGTGATCCTAATGATCCTTTAAGTGGTAGAGATTGGAGTATTGGTGGTATGCCTATAACTCCATATGCAAAGACAAAACGAAATATGGAGAAGCAAGCAAAATTATATGCTGATATACAATTACCATTAATGGAACAAATTAATAATGCACAGCTTGAGAGAGAGATGAAGATGGCTAAACTAGGTATGTTACAGAACATGATGAGTTCTACTAACTCATTAATGAGCCAAGCTTTCCAAGCTGGTGCTTACTAAGAGATACTATCTATGGAAAACTTTCAAAATTTATTAAACAATAAATATATGCCATGGAACTGGAAACAACAGAAAAGTGGTTTCAGTGTTCCACCTCAAGGAAAAGGACAATATAGAGATAGTGGAGGTAAGATTTTTTCGGATGATCCTACAAAGATTTTTGCAGGAAGTAAAGATGGTACACAGTCTATAGGAATAGGATATTCTGATCCATCAATAGATACAAAGACGGGTCCTACCAGTATTGTGACTTTACCTGATGGCACAGTTACAAGAGTACCTACAAATCAAGTACCTGAAGGAGGAGTGATTATGCCAGGATCATCAACAACAGGAACAGGAACAGTAATAGGATCTAAAGAAAAAGAATCCATGCTTGGTAGTATGTTTGGAGTTGATTACGATAAATATATACAAGGACAAAAAGATTTATTTAAAGAGATGTCTCAAGAAGGCTATCGAGTAGGAGCAATGAAAAGATTACCTGATTTAGCACATTCTGCTTTTGGTGGTTCTTATGCAACTGCTTTACAGCCAGGAATGGCAAATTTAGCTCAGATAGCTTCTAATTTACGTCCTTATCAATTTGGTTCTGTAAATATTCCTACTCGTACGAATTTTGCTTCTTTATTAAGATAATGATTAAAGACTTAGACACTATAAAATGGAATATAAGACGGAGGCATACATAAGATGGCAGTCCCTTGGTTAGCTCTAGCTACTATTGGTGGTGGTATTTTTAGCGGATTAGGTGCAAGAGCAGGTGCAAATAGAAGTGCAGCAGCTACAGAATATGGTGCAAGACTATCAGCTGGAGCATCTAAATATGGAACAGATGCTGGTGCTTGGAGTCAGTTAATGCAGCTTAATAATGCAGCATTAGGCGAACGTGAAGCAATGGCAAATGCAAAACAAATGTCATTGTTTGGAGTTGATACTTTAGATAGAAAGAAAGCAAGAAATAAAAGAGAAGATGCTTTAAATATGCTTTCAATAGCAAATAGTCCTCAAGCTAGAGATGTTTCCAGATTTCAAAACATGATGAATGCTTCTGCAGCTGCTTATCCTTCAATTGCTAAAGGAGAAGCAATGTTTGGTCCAACTGGTGCAGGTAGACGCTTCAGATTAACAGGTACGGTTTAATGGCTTGTTCAATTCTTACATCCGATATACTTCTTCCTAACGGAAAAAGAAAATCTATAAAAGATTTAAAAGTAGGAGATATTGTTGATACTGTTGATCAACATACTTTTGATCGTGGTACTCATAAAGTTGTCTTTGTAAATAAAGAAGAATCTAAATTACTTGATCTTGATTTCTCTGGAGAGAAAGTTACATGTTCTCCTAACCATAAATTCTATTCAGTTAATAGAAAGAAATGGATTAAAGCAAAAGATTTAAGTAGAGGTAATACAGTTGCAACAATAGAAGGAGAAGTACCCCTTACTAATCGTAAGAAGACAGAGAAAGGTGATGTTATTCATCTAACTGTTGAAGATGCTCATACTTATGTTTCAGGTAAGTTTTTAGTACATAACAAAGGCAATACAACAATTAATTATCCGAAAGAAGAAAAAGATACTACGTTCCAAGATTATTTAAAAGCAGAAAATCGTAAGAGTGAAGATAGAGATTATAGAGATTGGACTACTCAATTACAGTCTTATAAGACTAAAAAGGGTAAACAAACTTCTGGTAGAGCAGGTTGGGATGCATTTAAACAAGGTGTACAAACTAAGTTAGGTAAAGGATTAATTGACTATAACCAAGCTGAAACTCAGTTAAAAGATTACGCTACAGATTACAACTTAGCTGACGGTAGTGTTGCATGGTCAGGTGGTACTGATCCACGTCAGATGTGGGATCGTTATAAAGATAGTGATGGTCCTGATGGTGGATGGACTACTGCTCCAACATATGAAACTCCTGATCAATGGAAGAACTGGAGTGTTAATACAGCTTTAAATAACTTAGGTAATTTCTATCATGGAGGAGCATCTACTACAGGTGGTACGACTGGTGGAACGACAGGAGGTACAACGGGTGGAACTACTGGTGGTGGTTTATTAGGACAAAGAAGAGATACAAATATCAAAGCAGCCTATGAAGAAATTTTAGGTAGACAAGGTACTGCTGATGAAATAGCTAAAGCTAAAGAAAGATTTGGTTCTGGTTATTACAAAGATATTGATAGTTTTAAAACAGGTCTTACTTCTGGTTCTGAATATAAAGATAAGTTCCAGCGTAGCTATCTAGAGAACTATTACGACACAATGTATGGTAAGGAGAAAAGAGACGCTTCTGGAGCACGTACAGGTACACGTACATTTAACTTTGATAAGTCACTCCTTCCTAGTTACCAAGGAGATCTTGAAAGTGATACAGGCGTTAAAATGCCTACTTGGAAAGATCAATATGAAGGAAGTCCTGCAGAGATTGACTTTGCAATGGATAATATACGTGAATCACGTAAGTTCTTATATAGTGCTGGTTTAACTAATCTTCAAGGCAACATTGATAAAGAAGTTACGAAACTCAAGGTTGAAGGTAATAAAGAAATCACACGAATTGGAAAAGAAGGTGATGTATATGCAGGTGTTGTAAACGCATTCAGTTTCTAAAAATACACTTGCTATAATTAGCTTAGTCTTGAATTATTAAAGGAAATGACAGATTCAGCACCTAATGATGACTATTTTGATATTAAAAAGTTTGAAGACCTACTAAGTCGTCTTGAAGCTTCTAAAGGTCGTCAGACACGTCAGAAATCTCTAGAAGGTCGTCGTGACACCTATGCGGCTGGTCTTGCCAACATGATGAGCAACTTCTAAATTTCTATTAGGATATATTCGTTATGGCTAGTTCAGTACCAACAGGTCAGTCAGATGTTGATGACTGGTTTGATATAGACAAATACAAACAGGCTGCTGGAGTTGCCTACGAATTTTCCAAGAAAAAAATGGAGGATGCTGGTGAACAAGATAGGCAAACAATCGGCAAAGGAGCCGAAGAAAAACGTCGTGCTACCGAGCAAGAGCAACAGTATAAGCAAAAAGACGAAGAACGAGACTACAAACAGGCGCAACGAGCTTATAGATATTGAGCTATTTGATGCTTGGGTTGATAACTTAGATTCATCAACTCAAGAATCTTTTTGTTCGTTTGCTTCTGATAATTACTCGGTCATTGAAATATATTTATATTCTCGATTCCTTGGTTATCGAGGATCTATTACTGCCTGTGATCTTTGGGTAAGAAAAGAATATACAAAACCAGATCATCGTCAAAAGCTTCTATTTGAAATAGATGCAATGCAAGAAGATATTCGTAAGTTAAGAGCTGATGTTGAGACAGGATTAGTTAAACGTGATGCAGGTGTTGCACGTATAGCATCTATGCAAAAAGAATTACGTGGTCATATAGATCAAGTTGAAAAGTTTACGAATACAAAAGATAGAAAAGGAATTTTAATGGCTGGTGCAGATCGAGCTATTAGAGAATTAATGTTTATCTTTAAAGATGATCCAATTGAGATTCCATTAGAAGAAGCAACTATGAGTGTATGGGC